TAATAAATATTTCGAAACACCTTTTTTTTCGGAGATTTACCCCAGACACTTTTGGAATCTCATTTTACTACTTTTTTAAAATATTCTCGGACAATTAATTTGTAAAGAATTCAATAAAAAGTTTAATAAAGTTTTATAATTTTTAATAAATTTTTATTATAAAATTAAAATATTTACATATAATAAAATGGATTTTCTACCAGAAGTGAAGATGGATTTTATCCCAAGCGACGATGAAAGCGTTCATCCAGAAACCGAAGAGAGCAATCCTAATCTGCAATATGAGAAGAAAGTAAGTATTGATGAAGAAGCAAACCAAGAGGAAATCATAGTTGAACCAGTAAAGAAAAGTGATACGATTAATCCAGAGGAGATATTTTCCTTTAATGAAGAAGAGAAGAAGAATATACAAGAACAAATCAAGGAAGTAGACTCAAATGTAAAATTAACAAAAAAAGGCAAACCATTCAAGAAAAGACCTCCCATGAGTGAAGCTCATAAATTAAAGTTAAAGGCTGCGAGAGAGAAGGCTATGGCGACAAGAAAGGCAAAGGCCGCAGTAAGAAAAGAAGATAAATTACTTGAAAAAAAAAATCAAGAACTATTAAGAACAAAGAAAAAGAAAGATGTTGAGAAACTGGAAAAAGAAGTGAGTGAAGAAGGTACTACTCCCACAATGGATATTAACAACAATTATAGCATTGATGTAGAGAAGGCTGTTCTTGATGGAATATCGAAATATGAAGTATTAAGGAAACAAAGGAAAAAAGAAAAACAAGAAGTTCAGAAGAAAGAAAAGGAAGAGAATGAAATGAAAGATCAATTGAGAAGAGCAATTGCTCCACAGAAACCCTTCAATCCATATGCGAATTGTTATTAAAATATATTAAATACTAATGTATTTAAAGATTCTCGATGTGTTGATTGAATGTTATGGGGCATATTATTTGATTAAAAATCTATATAATTATTATAATGATTAAGGTGTTGGAATTATTTAGTGGTACGAAATCAGTTGGTAAAGTATGTGATAGTTTAGGTTGGAAGTCGGTTTCAGTTGATATGATATTACCGGCAGATCATCAAGTAGATATTATGGATTTCGATTATAAACAATATCCAAAAGATTATTTTGATATTGTTTGGGCTTCTCCACCTTGCACAAATTATAGTATGTTAAAACACTGTTGGTATGGTAGAAAATTAAAAGATGGAACAATATACAGTAAAGAACAAAATGAGAAAGACCAAGATGAAGCGGATAGATTAGTATTGAAAACTTTGGAAATAATTAATTATTTTGATTGTGAATATTGGTTTTTAGAAAATCCTCAAACTGGTAATTTAAAAAATAGAGAAATAATGAAAGATAAACCTTTTTATGATGTTGATTATTGTATGTATTCTGATTGGGGTTATAAAAAGAGAACTCGGATATGGACTAATAAAAAAGATTGGAATAAGAAATTATGCGATGGTAGTGGATCATGTGGAAATATGATTTTAATAGATAATGGTAAAAGGTTTCTTCACAAAACGAATTGTGGAAATACTGAAAAAATTAAAGCAGTAAGAAAACACAGAATTAATATGAGTAAAGATTTAGGTTGTGGTTCTCAACTCAATCAACCAAAAGATTTAAAATATTTAGGGAAAGGAACAAATAGAATTGACAGATACAGAATACCAGAAGATTTAATATATAGTTTATTTTTAGATTAATATATATATATTATATAATATGGATAAAAAAGCTCCAAAAGTATATAAGGTTAAAGATCCAAAAGACGATGATAAGTATGAAGGGATACACCCACATCTTCCACAGCCACCAGCACTCGTCCTCATAATTGGTTCAGTAAAACAAGGGAAATCCAATCTGGTAGTCAATATGTTATGTTCGCCAGAGATGTATAAAGATAAATTTGATATTGTGAAAATTATATCGAACACGCTGAATGCAGATCCAAAGGGAAAAATTTTAAATAAACATTTTGATTGTGAAGATCATTATGACGATAGTATGGTTCAAGAATTAGTTGAATCACAGAAATCCTATGAGGATTTTGAAAGACCTTCTGTGGCGGTTGTTCTAGATGATATATTAACAAAAGATTTTAAGAAAACAAATGCCGTTTCATTTTTAGCCACAAGATTTCGACATTATGGAATTGGTATGTTATTATTTACAACTCAATCATTCAGAGCTGTAAGTGGATTAATTCGAAATAATGCGACTGATGTGATTATCATGAAACAACAAAACAAAAAAGAATTAGAAAAAATCGAAGAGGAATATGGTTCAATGTTCCCCAATATATTTATGGAATTATATCATAAAGCAATAGACGATGCTCCATATTCATTCTTATATCTAGATTTACAAACCAATCCCGCAACCGCATTTGTGAGGTTCGAGCAAAAGATAGGGGAAGGTGACAAAAAATTATTTTAATTATGTAAAAAAAATAAATTATATATCATTAATATAAAAATGGATTTATACGGATCAAATGGAATCGCACAACAGAACTCAATATCACAAGGTATAAGGAATATTAATCAAGGTATTCAAAATGCTAATAATGCCGTAGCTGATAGTTTAGCCCAATTAATACAAGAACAAAATGCGGAAGAGATGGAAAAACACGCCGTAGATGGATATAAAATCGCACAAGCGGCGAATAGTATTAGGACGGGGATGAGACAATATGGACTTGCTTCTAACGCAGAGTTTCACGCCCAATTAAGAACACAACTATCACTCCCACATCAACCCGCCTCCGATGCTAATATTCTTGGTACATCAGACGAGTTTGAAAGAAGACTTGGTGCTGCTGGAAGGGGGGAGCATCGACCAGCATCAGTAGCATACGACGAGCAACTACGATTGGAAGACTCACCACAAGACAAAACACCCCAACCCGAACCCGAACCCGAAGCCGACTTTGAACCCGAACCAGAACCCGAACCCACCCTTGCTGATGAACCCGTAGCAGAGGTGGAGGATTTTGGAGAGTTTGATCGCCCACCGGTCAGAGGGGCAACGTGGCGACCCAGTGGACTCGCATCGGAAAGAGCATTTGGCGGGATTTCAAAAGAGCGTATTGCCGAACTTAAAGGTCATTTAAGAGAAGATGAGTTTGTTCTTGGAGAAGGTGAAGGTTTTGGATTGAGAGCGGGTAGAAACCTTGCGAAGGTGTTTGGTATTGAGGGCGACTGGGAGGGGGGAAAAATGTCGGGGAAATATGTAAGGTTAGGTGAATTGGAGGAGAGGGCGATGAGTAACGAAGCTGATATTGCGGCGGCGATAGGAGAGCAAGGAGCCCCATGGGGGTTGGGGTCAACAGCAGAAGAAAGATTAAGTCAACTTTCAAATGTCTCTGGGGAATCGGCTGGTTCACATACAAGCCGAGCAGTAGCGGCGGGAGAAGAAGCAGAAGAAGCGGTAGCAAGGACTTTTGCGACTGGTTCATCAGCCGTAGGAGATGCTGGGAGAGCCGCAATGGAATCAGTAGGAAGGGGTATGGAAAAATTAGGAAGGTTTGCTGTTCCAGCAATCACGGAGAAAGGTGTTGGTGTATATGCTCGTGGATTAGGTGGAGCGTTAAGTGCTGGAATTGATGTTGCAAAAGATTATGAAAAAATTAAAGATGAAGGATTTAAGGCAGCAGTATCGGATAATATTATGGCGAACATTGGAAATGTTATGAATATTGCTGGATCTACAATGGAAGTAACTGGATTAATGGGTATATGGAATCCACTGGGAGCAGCAACCGAGATTGTTGGTGCTGCTACTGCTCTAACTGGTTCAGCAATAGAATTAATTGGTGAAGAAGTATATGGAGATGATAGTAAGGAACAAGCAGCACAAGATAAAATTAGAGGACAAGCACAAGGACAAGCCGTAGCTCAAAGACAAACTCCCGTTGCTGGAAGAGGAAATTAAAGTTTTTTTATTATTTTAATTAATTTTTTATTTAATTTTTATTTTATATTAGTATATATAAAATGAGTTACTGGGAAAACAACGAGAAAATACCGATTCAACAGACACAAGTATCTATTCCTTCTACTAATGGAAAATCGTATGATTCTACTGCGGGAGCTGGTGGTAAAACCGTAGAATTTGAAATACCTCCTACTGTAAAGTTCATGGATGGTAAAAATAGTTATTTAAATGCCGATGTTAAATTAGAAGTTGGAGCTTACACTACAAGATTACAATTAGATCCACACATCGGATTTTCCGCAATTATCAAAAATATTAGGATCTATTCTGGATCTAGAAATGTTTTATGCGAGGAGATTTCTGACTACAATACCAAAGTAGCATTTGAATATTCATACAATCAAGATGAAAGTATGAGAAAATTAAGAGCATTAAAAGAAGGAGGTTTAACAAAGAACCCACGCAACAGAGGAACATTAGGAACTTCTGAAAGTGAATTAATTGATATTGCTACAAATCCTTATTATAAAGCAGCCCCAGCCCCAGCGGCTCGTAACTATGGTAATGAAGATTATCTAACCGCCAAAGTATCCATACCGTTACATACGGGGATCTTCGCCAACAGTTCGAAAATCTTTCCCATTATGGCTACACAAGGATTATTTGTCGAACTGGATCTCGAAGACTGTGCGAATGTAGTCAATCAGCTTGATAGTGTAAACAGATGGAGAAGAATTCAACAGAACCCCGTCTTCTATGGTGTAAGTGATGCGGGTGCTAATCTTCCCGATGATGGTATGGGAGCTTTTACTGAAATCTGGCTTACCAATGACAACAATGTTACTACTGTCGCTAATTGTCCTTTTGTGAAGGGGGAACG